CTGACCTATCGGTAAAGGGTGTTCACGGGCACAGCCCGACTTTTTATAGGTTAGCCAGTATTTATGACAGGTCTGTCGCTACATATCCGGTGTCGATTCGTCCCACAAAATGTGGTGATTGATCGGTTGAAGAAAATGTTGGACCATTGATTTGTCCAATACTAAAGAACACTCCAGTGGTTGACTTTCCGGTGTCTTGTAGTGTCTTTAGTGTGGTGACGGCGGTGTTGAGGAGTTCCTGGTTGCGGGCTGGACCACGGCCTTTTTCGGTGAAAACGCGGATGACGATCGCTCCACGGACATGATCCAAAGAGGTGGTCAGCGTGGGGTCGGTGGTAAAGCCGAAGGTGACGTTGATGCGGACGTATTCGGTGGTGGTGTTGGGTGGTACGGCAGTGATGTTGTCGAAGTAGACCGGCACCTCTGGGACGAGATTATTGAAGGCGGTCAAAATGGGGCCTTCGACTGCAGCGCGGATTGCTTGGTAGTTCATTAGTTCTCCTTGGCAAACGCGATCTTCACCCCTTTACCAAGGGATTTTGCAAGACCGCCACCTGAAATGTAATCGTTGAACCAATCTAGTTTTGCGGTTGAACGTGACTTTCCCTCTCCGTCATCTCTAACCTGACCGCGTTTGCTTCCGTAACGCTTGCCCTCACTTACAACCTCCCCTTTAGGTTCCCCAATAGGTCGGAAGTAACCTTCCTCTAGGTCCATTGCCTGCAAAGCATAGTCTGTGGTGTTTTTGATGACTAGCTTTGGGTTGCGCTCGACCGCCTTAATCGTATCTGGAAGCCTTGCGGTGTCCCTAATTGTGTACGGGTAGGTTCCATCAGGACCGGCACCCACACCCGGAGCATCAGCGACCCAGCTGTTAGCAAAACGACCAGACCACACTGGACCTGCTTCAGCAAGATCATTCATAATTTCTGCTGCAGCATGGCGAGCCGCACTTTGCGTTTTTCGCCGCAAGTCTCTACGCAGTTGTCCGTATGACTTAGCCATTACTGCGGCCTCACGATGAGTTGGTGGAATAGGGGGTTGTCGCCGCGGTAGCTGCGGACGCTAAGGATCTTGCCCTCGCGGGTGACACCCGCCTGTGGGTAGCGGATCCGGTCGGCTTCCGTTGGGAAGTACGTTCCAAGCTCCTCGTTGCCGATCAAAATGGAGAGATCGGTGGTTTGGTAGAGACCTTCCGCCTCGCGAGAGGAGATGTTGCTGATCACTGCACGTACCGTTACCTCGACATCAGAACCGAAAACATCGCCGGTCTCTGGGTTGTAATTACGAGGTGTGCTCGTCTTCAAGTAGGTGATCTCGCTGCCCCAGTCGGCCATTAGTCGGCCTGGGATCTGTTTGAAGGTGTCATCAATGCGGGACATCTCAACCCCTCAGCAGCTTGACGGCATAATTCGTGGCGCCGCCCATGCAGTAGGCGCCGATGTAGCCCTGCAGCCAGGGGTATTCGTCGAAGATGTTGTTCGTCAATCCAGGGGTTTGGGTCTGCGTGTTGTATTTGACCTTGAGGTCGCCCAGCTCAACCTCGTCGTAAAGGCCCGACGTTCCAGTGCTGCCGGTTACGGCGTCGGTGTTGTTGGCGAGGGCACGAGCTAGCTCGAAGGTGCCGATCTTGATTTCGTCGGGGATGAAGGTGCAGGCCAGCTCCACCGTGTCAACGGTGAACTCCTTCCGGGGCCACTTCAGTGCCTGTGTGTCGGTGCAGCGTTTGCCGTAGTAGCGGAGGACGTCGAGGAAGCGGGTGGCGGAGATGATCGCCCGGTTCTTTTGGTCGTCCGTTTTGTCGTCCCAGGTAGTGCTATCTGGGGTGGTCTCGAAGTAGGAGTTTGCTTCAGCCAGCGTCACGTAGCTGTTAGAGCTGGCCCCTTGCAGAGTGGCGTCAATAACAGCGGCCACGACAATCAGTACAGTCTTTTATTCAGTCTAGCCTTGAGGCGTTTTCGGGATTGCTGGATTACACAGGCGTGGTAAACCGTTCCACCGGACATCTCGATTTCTACTTGGGTTTCGGCGGCTGATTCTTGGGGGACGTCCACAAATGAACGCTCCCTATCCTTAGTAATGAACAGCCTCACAAGCCCCATGATTGGTGAAGACAAAGACACGCTTGTCGAAATGCTATTTGAAGAGGAGCCTGAAAAGGTTGTAGAGGAGAAGAAACCACGGAAGTCGCGGAAGAAGCCTGAGCCGCGGAAGTTGGCCGATATGGCAAAAGAGGTGCAGAAGTTGCGGAATGAAGGGCTGCCGGTGCCTGAAATTGCTGATCGGTTGGATATGTCGTACCAGGTGGTGAATCAGCTGGTGTTGCGGTCGTACAAGATGGTGTCGAACACCATGGATGTGTTTGAGAAGCAGGAGCGGCGGCGGCTTGGGCTCTGAGCAATAAAAAAGCCCCCGTGAGGGGGCCTTTTGCCAACGCAGCCACCTGAGTGTATCAGGAGTAGACGGAGGTGTCGAAGGGGGTGTTCACCAGGAGACGAACCATGGGGATCATCTTGGTGGTGCTGTAGGCCAGTGCCCAGCTGGCGGTGTCGGCCAGGTTGCCGGTGGTCGCTTCGTTGGTGGGGTTGTCACCAGCCACGTTCCACTTGGTGCCGCCGATGTGGTAGCCGTAGTGGTAGTCAACGGCGATCACGTCCTGCATGGACAGGATGTTGCGGTCCGCCGCCAGACGCAGATCCTGCTGGATGCCCTCGGAAATCACACCCGACTTGAACATGTAGATCGGGTACTTCACGACGTGGGTAGCCGTTCCACCAGCAAGGGAGGTGAGTTGGTCGTCGATGACCACACGGAGACCGGCGAAGAAGCCAACCTCTGGCTGGGTGACGCCGACGCCACCAGCGCCCCATTCCACAGCGCCGGATGCGGCAAGAGCGGAGGTGCTGAAGGTCAGCATCCCGACCTGCTGCAGGTAGTAGGCAACAGAGGAGTGCATGGCGATGGAGTCGATCTCCTCACCGCGCTCGCCCAGCAGGTTTTTCGCCTGCATCAGGTTGCCAACGCTCAGGTAGTTGGCTTCCGTAGGAGCAGTCGTACCAGAGGCGTCGTACTGGTTGGGGCCGAGGATGCCAGCACCAGCGATGCCGCCGAACAGTCCCAGGAGTTGGGCCTTCAAAGTGGCGGTCTTCAGCTTGTTGATTGCTGCAGACAGCTGGTTGCGGACGTGGGCCAGGGGGTCCGCTCCAGAGCCGAGCTTGCTGAGGTCATCAGCGGCGTAGCTGAAGCCACGGTGCAGCAGAGTCATGATCTGCTCGTCAGCCGTGGTGCCCTGTGGGGTGAGGTAGCCAGCGCCGGAGGTGCCCCAGTTAGATGCTGAGGTGATCTGCTCTTCGGTGGGGCTGATGGGGTCGTGGAAAGGAACACGCACGCGGGTGCCGCCTGCACGGGCATCAAGGGCGCCGTTGCGCTGGATGATGCCGCTCTGGAGCCACTTCGATTGCTCGAAGATGCCCTCAGAGGTGTACTGCAGGAACTCGGGGCGAGTTACCAGGTCCGACAGAAATGTTCCGCCGGTGTAGTTCTCGGAAATAGCAGCCATTGGAGGCGATTAACAGGGGTTTGCAGAGCGCCCCACGGGGGCTATTGTCCGGCCTCAGCTTTCAGTAATCGGGCTTTGTCGGGATCCTTCGATAGGAGGATCATTTGCTCGGTTACGTTGAAGCTGTCTTTCAACCACGGGTTGCTTTGGCCAGGTAGGGAGGTGGCGCGGGCACTGCCTGCTACACCCATGCCGGAGCGGTTCGTTGCTGCAAAATGGTGCTCGTAACCGCTGCCGGGATTTTTGAGATTGGAGATGTAGTCCCCAACCGGAACCTCGATTCCGCCGACTACAGCCACAGGCTGACCGTCTTTGGTGTGGAGGTTTTCCTCTACTAAACGATACAACTGGTCGGGCGCTAATGCACCGTTTTGGGAGAGTTGGGCAACCATCGCTGCCTTCATTTGTTCCTTGCTGTAATTCTTCTTTAGGTCGCTGATTTCATTGTCTTTTGAGGCAAGTTGTTGCTTCAATTCGGCAACAGTGGTTTGTGCTTCTTCCCAGAGGGTTTTGTGGTCGCCAGACTCGGCTAGTTTTGCGTTTTTGGCTTCCTGCTGGGCTTGGCGGAGTTCCTCGACTTGGCTGGCGAGGGTTTCGCGGTTTTCTTTGTCCTTGCGGCGTTCTGCGATTAGCTCGGCGTTCTTTGCTTTGAGGGCTTCGATTTGAGCGGCGAGGTCGGCACTTTCAACCACAGGTTTGGGTGCTTCAGCTTCCACGGGAGGCTGCACTTTTTGCTCTTCAGACACGTTTGTGTACTAGATAGACGGCTCTATTCTAGGTCAGTAGTGGGG